CGCGTGTTTCCCCTCGGGTCCATATTTCGCTCTCCTCTTATGGGCCGCCACTATCGTGGGGTGGATGTGCGGCGCGAACTGGGTGTTCGCGTCGGGTATTCGCTTAGACATCGACGCCTCGCTTCTGCTGTCGTTCAAGCTGCAGTTCCGCGAAGTCGATCACCTTCTCGTGCTCGAGTTTCTCGTCTTCGCGGGTGTTGTCCGCCATGTCATTGGTGCGCGACCAGTTGAACTGCGCCCACTCGCGCTGCTCCTTGGACATCACGCCGCGGATTTGCGCGTCGGCGATTTGGCCTTGCTTCTGGGCGGCCATCTGCTGCGCCTGCATCATCTGCTGCTGCTGCATCTGCTGCTGCTGCACCTTCTGCTGGTACTGGGGCGAAGTCGGCGGGAGCATGATCTTGGTGGTGTCGGAGATGCCAATCGCCTCGAACACCAGGTCGAACACCGCATGCTTCTGCTCAGGGCCGTACATCAGCTTCATGTCCTCGTCCTGGGACATCATGCCGTGCATCATCAGCACCTGCTGGGCTTTCTCCTGGGCCTCCTCGGGGGTGAGCGCGAACGCCACCTCCATCTCAAGACCAGTGTCGTGCCAGGCCTGTGGGCTGATCGGCATCATCTGGCCGGCGACCTCGAGCACACGGGTGGTGCGATCCATCTTCATGCCCTGGCGGACGATGAACTGGCACAGCGGCACCAGGAACGTGTTGGCGAAGTCCCTGGCGGCCATGGTGACACGGCGCTGGCCAGCCGTGGTCAGCCGCTCGATCATGTTGTCGGCGTTCTGGTACTTCACGGCATCGGTGTTCATGCCCTTCGCCAGGCCGGAGATGCCGCTGCGCTCCTCGCTGTCGCGTTTCATCATCGACAGCACCTCCATCGTCAGCGGTGACAGCGCCGGCGGCGGCAGTACACCGAAAGCGTCGGAACGCTTCGTCCAGACGATGGAGCCGATCTTGTTGTCGATCATGTCGCGGGGGTTCATGATCTGGTTCTTGACCGCGGTGCGGACGCCGGCGTTGGCGATAGCCTGGTTGTCCAGGATCAGTCGCTTGAGGTTCGAGGTGGCCTTCTGGGTGTGCGCCAGCACGTCAGCCGTGCAGAGCCCGTTCTCGGCGTGCGCGACCTTCATCTCCGACCACTCGAAGACGGGGAACTCGTCCACCTCGCGGATCGCCAGGCTACCGTCGGCCCACTTCAGCACCTCACCGTGCGCCCAGTGAATCTCGTACAGCGCCAGCTCACCGCTGATCTCCACCGTGGCCAGATCATCCTCGTCCAGCTCGTCGAAGTCCTCGGGATTCAGCCAGGTCCAGGTGCGGTACATAGTGACCTGGGTCTGCGAGTCGATGCGGTTGGTGCGGCGGCGGGCGTTGAAGGACTGGTCGTGCGCCTTGCGGGCGTAATCCTCTTGCCCACGGCGCCAGGTGTAGTCCGCCTTCAGGCGCTCCACCTGCTCGGGGTCATAGCCGCGCGCTTTCAGCATGCCGCGACTGATCTGGTCATCTTCGATGGTGACCCACAGGCTCTCGTCGATGTAGGCCGCGTCAGGATCGCGGAACACCTTCTCGGGCGCGACCAGCTCCAGGCCAGTGTAGGAGTCGTCGAGCTCCAGCCGCAGGGTGCCGCTCACGATGGGCATCATGCCCTGCGGTGTCGGCACCATCTGGGTGGTGATCATGCTGTCGTCGACGTTGACCAGGGGATTCTGCTGCAGGAGCTGCTGAATCTGCTGCTGCACCTGGGGCAGCGGCGTCTGCTCGAACTCCAGCTCCTCGATGCGGACATCGGGCTTCCAGTCAGCGACCACCACCATGCGCTTGGCGACGAAGGCATCGTGCCAGCCGTCACGGAACAGGCGGTCGTGCTTGTTGCGGCGCAGGATGTCGTTGGCGTAGGCGGTCTTGGCGACGCCCTCGCCAGGGTAGGCGCAACCGACGAACCTGACGGCGGACCTGGCAGACAGGAAGGACTCGGCGAAGACAGCTTTCTTCGACTCGACAGCGTCCAGCACGTCGGGGGAGATGTACTGGGAGCGGCCATCGCGCTCATTGCCGAGCGGCTGCAGCGAGTAGTAGCGCATGTTGCGCTCACGCATCTCACCGACTTCAAAGCTGTTGGTGTCCGACTCGGTGACCTGGGCCTCGAGTGCCTTGACCAGCCGCGTGCCGTCTTTCACGTTACGCTACCGTGGCGGCAGTGACGGTCACCGTGGTTGCCGTGTTGATCGCCAGGAACTCGAGCGTGTCGCCGTTGGCTGTCACGCTGACATCGGTCAGTGCAGCCTGCAGCAGCGGCGCGAGTGCAGCAGCAGCGCCGACAGGCCCGACTCTCGTCGTGAGCTCCTGGGGTCCGCTGTTCTGGCCTGCAGCAGTGTCGGTGTCCAGGGCGATGGTCAGGGTCTGCCCGACCTCGAACACACCGCTGAGCGTGACCACGGCGGGGGATGCCGCCGTGCCGCCTGCGGTGGTGATGGCGGCAGCGCCAGGTACACCCAGGTTTGACAGCACCGACATGAACTCATGCCCGCGGATACCGCCAGAATTGAGCACCGCGTCGACATCTTCGATGGTGGCCAGGGTGTAGGTGTCCTGCATATCCGCCAGGCTGGTCGGAATCTCGGCAGGGGTTGCTGCGAACGCCTGCAGGGCGTCGAAAATCTGTTGACTGCGGTTGTTGCCGGTGCGGTGCAGCAGGATCACGTCGGCTTCAGATGACACGCCCCAGATGCCGCGCATCTCCTCTTTCAGGATTCCCATATCAGGCTCCTATCGTTTGTGGTAGGTAGCGGCGCCGCCAGACATCACCACGGGTCGCCCCTTCGGCTTCGTCGCCATGGATCGCTTGCTGGCCTTGGGCATTGCTTTGCCTTTGGCCGCCCCGACTTTCTTGCTGTGATCGCCCTTCGCCTTCACGCCGTAGCCCTCGCTATTCGTACCAGTGGTCAGGATGTGACCAATTCTCGACCGAATCGAACTCCGCGTCAACCGTGGAGCCTACCACACTGTCGCCCTCGCCGGCGCCCAGGAGCATGTAGTGCAGAGCCTCGCAGACGTGCGACTCGGGTCCCTTGTCGGGCTTGTCGCGGTACTCCTCACGGTTGGCGACCTGGACACGACGGAACTGGTACTTGCCCGCCAGGCCGGCGATCAGCGTCTCGCACTCGGGGTGGATCAGGATCGCCGGCTGTCCCTCGATGATCTCGGTCAGCAGCTTGTCGAGGCTGCCGATCCGTATCTCGGGATCGTTGGTGTCCGCCGCCACGGCGTAGAGATCGCTGGCCTCGAGCATCATGAACGGCGTCTCGTCACGGGTCTGCGCCATGTCCGAGCCGGCAGGGTCGCCGGTGATCTCGCCGATGTCGAAGTGATCGAACTCGTCGTTGATCAGGGTCCTGAGTATCCTGCCGAAACGGTCAGCGCCGGTGTTCCTGGTGACCAGCTCCCTGCGGATATACCACTGCCCGTTGATCTGGCGCTGGCCGATGACCGCCGCCGGCGTGCGTCCGAAGTCGATGCCGACGTGGATCGGCAGCCCGTAGGTGAACTCCACCTCCTCGACGTGCAGCCGCTCGCTGAAGTCGGGATGCACGGGTCGGCCCGAGGTGTGGTGCACAAACTCATTCGCCAGGTTCTGCCTGATCCAGGATTCTTTCTTGTTGGTGCACTGGTCCAGGTAGTAGTTCTTCGGCAGGTTCTGCAGGTTCTCGGCGTGCGGGTTCTCGACCCACTTGTTGCCGCGGTGGATCACGCCGCCAGGTTGGATGCCGATCCACCAGTTGGGCTGCTTCGGCCCGGTGGCGATCTTGCCCAGCCAGGAATCCTTGGCGCAAGCGTTCGAGGTGCCGATCACGTCGAACTTGGCGTCAGGCACATGCGCCTTCGCCGGGTATCGCTTGACCCGCCCGATCAGCATGTCCCAGTTCGCCTTGTGAAACTCGGCGAGCTCGTCGACCCACACACCCGTGAGCTGCATGCCGCGGGCTTTCTTCACGTCCTCGTCGCC